CAGCGTATGTCGTACAGACCCCAGTGCCTGATAGGTGGCGACGTCGTCAATAACGTCGTGATCGAACACTACGCTGCTCCAAAGGAAGAGCAGGTGTGGCGCGATGGCCTCCATCAGGACGCTCTCTTCTATCGAGGGGAGGTTCTTAAGGCGACGATCCAAGTCGTCCTTGAGCCTCTCAAGACGAGAGTGATCAGTAAGGGTCAGGCTGTTCCTTATTATCTCAGCAAACCACTGCAGGCCCGTCTTCACGGGATCCTGAGGATGTTTCCGGAATTCAGACTCATCGGTGCGCCGTTACAAGCGACCGATCTTATGGATCTGGAGGACAACCGAGTGGTTGGGGGTACGGGACGGTACGAGTGGTTTTCCATCGACTACAGCGCAGCAACGGATGGGCTCAGTGCTCGTTTGTCGGCTGCCATCATGGAACGGCTGCTGCGTGCTCAACGCAGTGATCTCCGTGAGGTCTGGATGAAGGTGCTGGCGCCCCATTGGTGTAAGTATCCCCCGGGCTTTCCGGTGAAACCGGTTCAACAGCAGAACGGACAGCTGATGGGTTCCATCCTGTCTTTTCCAATCCTGTGCATTGCGAATTTAGGTCTTTACCTTTATTCCATCAGGGACGATCCTCGTCCGCTGGCAGCTAAATGCAAGGGTGTTCTGGTGAATGGTGATGACATGCTGTATGTCGCGCGCCGGTCGCGCTGGGCGACTCACGTCCGTAACGGTGAGCAAGTTGGGCTGCGGATGAGCCCTGGGAAAGCGTATCACGACCCCGTGTACGCGAATGCCAATTCCGCCTGCTACCATTTCCGACTGAGAAGTCCAATGGAGGAGTGGGCCGATGGCACTCAGGTGTATCGTCTTGACGACTTCAGTCGCACCCCAAAGGCGATTCCCTTTCTGAATTCTGGCTTGTACTTCGGTCAGAACAAGGTGATGGACAAGGTGTCGGATGGTTCCACAGTCTACGACACTGAGGAGGATCCCCATAAGCAGTCAAAAGTTTCGGTCATACCGGAACTGCTGCGTGGAGTCCGACCCGGCGTTCCTGCACGGAAACGCGAGATCTATGCTGGCTACCTCAAGCGGCATAAGAAGGATCTTGCGGATGAGTGTGGGGACCGCAATTTGTTCATCGCCCGTGGATTGGGCGGGATGGGGCTGACCTCAGACCCCGATCTCAGAACACACGTCACCATGGCGCAGAGGCAGCAGGCCTTTCGCATGTACAAGGCGCAACCGAATGGGCATATTGGCTTCGGTCCACTTCTCGGGAGAGAAGTTACTGATGCGCCGGTGCCTTTCGTTGCACCCTGGCTGGTGCCTGACGCCGTCAGCACTGAGCCGCCTAGGTACAAATGGAGACGGGGCGCACCTGCGCTCTCTGAGTGGCTTTGCTTACAACCATTCCGCGTTTGCGATGTACGTCGCAGGCGTGTCTGCACAGATGACTTTGAGTCTGCTGTGGTGGATTACTCAACAACTGTCACCAGTGAATGGGACAGCTTGGATCCTGAGGCTCTGACGATGGAGGCACGATTCCGTCAGACTCTTGAAGAGAAACCACTGCGTCGCGAGAGACGCACGGATATGGTAAAAGCCAAGGCGGTGGCCTGGCTTGACGCCTTGGAGTGGGATGACCGTGAGTCCCTTGGGTTCGAAACGGACCGCTATCACACCTTTCTAGACTCACACTTGTGGGTACCGGGTCCTGCTGTTCCAGGTCCTTGTGATTGGTGCGAGTCGCCCCGATGCGACTGCAACTACGCGAACGCAGCGTGGGAGTGGTCTATGGGGCGGCGTGCAACCGTTCGGGCCACGAGCGTTCCTGATCCTGGGGACGACTTGTTTCACGAGCAGAAGTGGGATTGATACCTCCACCTGTTCGGACCACGCTGGAGACGGCGTATTCACTATCTACCATGAAGAAGCTA